GAAGGCGCTACTGAATTTACCCGAACATGTTTATCATTTCCTCTGCTAGGAGTAAAGTTCACAACGGGTATTCCCGATGATCTTAACTCATCTGTCAAAGGAAGTCCAGAAGCTTTTGCTTCTACAATAACAGTTTCTGGTTCCCAGTACTTGTATTTTTCCATAGCATGTTTTTTTAGCTCTGTAAACTCCCATCTTCCTTTTTCTGCATCAAGTAGTATAATTTGCGGATTACCTTTACTTGGATGACTAAAGACGCCCCATGTTGTAATAGCTGAGTAATCGGCTGTTTCTTTTTTACTGAACGCTGTATCATAAGATTGTATAACGTGTATTAAGTCTGGTACCTCATCCTCGTCCCATGTTTTCCACCATTCACGCTTAATGATACTACCTTCTTCTGCTGTTGGATTTTGCTGCCACTGTGCTTGCCATTTTTGTTCTGTTAAAGAAGCACGGGTCGCGGTCAATGAATCAATGTCCCAGTACTCTGGCCAAATAGGTTTTTGACTTGGTAATATCGCCGGAAACTCTATAACCTCCCACTGATCTGCTTTAGGCTCTTTTGCTTGTGCATCAATCAATCTGCCTGTTAAATCTTTCACGGACCAACGTGTCATAACAATAACGATTGCTCCTCCCGGCTGTAGACGTTGTCTTGGTCCAGAAGTATACCATTCGTAAGCATTATCAAACGCTGTCTCGGATAATGCGTCTTGCTCTGAGTGTGGATCATCAATGATCAATAAGTCTGCACCACGGCCCGTGATGCTTGATCCAACGCCCGCTGCAAAATACTCGCCGCCTTTGTTTGTTTCCCAACGACCAGCAGCTTTACTGTCCGCGGATATTGCGACTTCATCAAAGACTTGTTGATAGATTTGACTATCAATAAGGTTCTTCATCTTACGACCGAACCTAACGGCAAGTTCTGTATTGTGTGTTGTTTGAATTATCTTGAGTTGTGGATTATTGCCCACGAGCCAAGATGGAAATAAAAAAGAAGCAAACTCAGACTTTGTATGTCTGGGTGGCATATTAACAATCAAACGTTTAATTTTACCATCCCGTATGTCCTCAAATTTTTTTGCAATTTTTTTGTGATGATATCCGGAGATAAAGTCTGGCCAAACATGTCTGACAAAAGGTATAAAACTTTTTTCAGCATTATCGAGCTTTTTCAAATGTTCTTGTATTAGTTGAGCTTGAAGCTCTACCTCGGTTTGATTAACCATATGATAAAAATTTATATAATATTTTTATGGGATAATCAATATTTTAGTTTGTACGTATTTAGGGGTGTGTGTTTGTCTGGAACATGGCCCGTAGCGAAAACTTTGGGACTCCGATCTAGTATTTAGGGGGGCTAGGGGGGCTAGGGGGGCCTGCGACATTTTGTCGCACCTCAATCGGCCCGCAGGGCCTGCGACATTTTGTCGCACCACTAGATGTAGTAGGTCAAGCGGACCGAGCATACTAGATCTTGTGCCGCCGAAGGCGGCCTGCGACATTTTGTCGCATTGACATTGGTTCGTGGTTCTGTCTTAGACTGTGCTAATAATGTGTCAATATGTGCTAGGTCTAGGCGTAAAAAAACCCTGCTTAATGTAGCAGGGTTTTCTGATTTTAAAGTATGGTTAATTTACCATTCATGTTCGCAAGGATCAGCCATTGGATCACTATCACAACGAGGACAAAGTTGAACAAAAGGAGGATCACGAAGATCGTTTTTTTTCTCCCAACGAGATAAATAAAGTCTAATTCCGTTTTTATTATTCTTTTGATAATCTTCAACGGTTTTTTTTATTTTATTAATATCGTCCCCGAAATAATCTTCATAATCATTTAAGGTAAAATTATTCCAACGATAATCAACAGCTTGAACATTTTCATTTGGATCACTTTCACAATCAAAAATATCACCGTAAAGAGTATGGTCATATCTTCTATACAAATTTAAATTTTCTTTTTCTTCAATGGTATATGGTTCCCGACCAAATTTGGCATAATATTCTAAATATTCTAATTCATCCATAATGTTTCCTTTCTTTATTAATTATTATTCTTACCACGAAAAAAAAACAATTAAACAAAATAACGACCAAGACCCCAATAAAGAAGGGGTCTTGGTTCTCGGTTCGTGGTGCTTGGTTATTTCTTGTTATATGACTCTATTTCTTTAGATGATAAACCTTCGTAAAATTCTTTTACTACTTGTCTTATTTTATTTTTAGTTTCGTCATCAAACCACATTGGAATTAAATCACGTTCAATGTAAGTATTATCATCCCATATGGTCGCTTTTACTTCAAAATTATAATTCATTTGTTTCCTTTCTATTAATCGTGGCCCGAGTCTATCAGAACTAGGGCCACGAAGCAAGGTTAATCTAATAGAACCATATAAGCTTTTGGGTTAAACTTGGCAAACCAATCAAGGCCAAGTCTAACATTGTCAAAGTCTCCGAATTGTTCGCAACCTATAATAGTATCATAGATAGATAATTCTAATGCGTTCAATTCGATTGAGTCGCCACCAAATCTATTTTGGACTTTAGAGCCTTTGTCATAGATTTGTATTTCTTGAGTAAATGGGTGTTTATCTTTTTTCATTTTGTTTCCTTTCTTTTTTTAATTCATCAATTTGTTTTTGAAGATTATTAACAGAATTAACAAGGCTTTCTAATGTACCTCTAGTTCTGTCAAAAGTTTCAACAACAGATTTATTGAAGTCAACCTGTTCTTTATTAAAACTTAATGTTTGTCTTGAAGATAAATTATTCATTTTGTTTCCTTTCTATTTATCCTATCTTTATAGGATAATGAAAACAAAGTCAACACCCTGCGACAATATGTCGCAAGGTATTTTTTCATAGTCAGGAGGTTATGAAACTATTTATTATCGCGTTCGTTTAAAAATTCTTTTAATCGCTCCTTATCGAATATATCAAATAAACTAATTTGCTTTGGTTCTTGCTCCTCGAACAATTCTAATTGTTCAGGCAAATCTCCGTTATCAATATTTGTCTGTATTCTTAAATCAGGCATTTTGTTTCCTCTTATTATGTTTATGTCTATTATAGCCTTGTTCAATTACTTCATTAATTTTCTTTTTTGTTTCCTCGTCAAACCACATAGGAATAAAATCTGCCTCCCAAGTATCTTGGTCAGGAGTATCCCAAGCAACTGCTCTTACTGTAAAATTAAATTTCATTTTGTTTCCTTTCTTTTAACTTGTCCCATGTTTATAGGACAATGGAACAAGTGTCAAGTCTTTTTTTAAACTTCTTTAGTTATGAACCAATTATTAGTCGCTGTTCTATAACCTTGTTTATCCTTATCAAAATAAACTTTACAAGTATTGCCAGAACTCTTGGCAATAAATTCTCGGTTCTTTTCGTCGAACATATCTAATTCTCGTTTAATTAACTTTTGATCTTTATTTGAAAAGTATTGTATAAAGTGTTTCATTTTTAATCCTTTCTAATTATTATCCCATTTATATAGGATAATGTTTATCTTGTCAAGTTTTAATGTCGATATCCTACAATTACTAATTCTTTAGCAAGTCTTCTACAATCATTGACATCAACAGAATCCACCCAAAAATTTTCCGAAGGATCAAAAGTATCTACAGTGTCCTCGTCAATATCATTGTATAAAACTCTAACTCCATAATCTTCATATTCTTTCGGAATAGATTGTAATTGTTTTATTAATTCTTTTATTGTGACCGTCATAATCTTTCCTTTCTTGAGTAAGCGACTTTCTGCACCAACTCTTTTAGCAGAATTTAACTAGTCATGGTTAAGTCGCTTACTATCCCATGTATATAGGATAATAAATCTTTGTCAAGTAAAAAATGGGCGACTGCCGGAAGAACAATCGCCCAAGTTTTCTGAGCCGTGATGAAAGGAAACTAAATCACGGCCCATGAATCGTGAAACCATGCCCATAACTATTGGCTCACGAAAATATATAACATTCAAGTTTATTGTATATTCTTTCATTATTCCATTTTTTTGGGTCAAGTTGCAAGGAACAAGGACATTTGAAACCAAGTTCCTTTAACTCGCGCCCTTTGTTCCCGTCGTACAGTTTGAGAACCTTTGACCTCGTATCTCGGACAATATAATAATTTTTCCCTTTTTCTTGAAAGTGTTTGAAATTCCATGAGATTTGTAGAGGAGAAAGATTAATTGAATTTTGTTTAATACATTTTAATTCTAGCCAAATTGATATTCCGTCCTTAATTCCGTATAAATCTGGCACGCCCCCACCATGTCTATTTTCAATTCTCGTCCATTGGGCGTCAATATTTTTCATTATATCACGCCCAAAGATTGTTTCTGGTTTAGTAGTCAATTTTAGTCTTCTGGTCTGTCTTCACTTGGAGGAGCAATCGCCGGAAGTGGACGCTGCCAAGACAATCCAAGTGGTTTTAATATATCGCCTAACAAATCTTTTAAATCTGAACCAACATGAGCTTCCATAACGCTATCGTTGGCGTTAGTTTTAACAGCCTTCAAATATGATATGCGCTTACCAATAGGAAGTTTTTCAGCTTCTTTTTCAGCCAGTTTTTCAGCCCAAGTTCTAATTTGTTCTTTACATTTTTTAGGAGTAATATTGCTTGATCTTTCATTACTATCAAAATTATAGTCTAAAGAGTTTTTATAAGACACTCTTTTTCTTGAAACACGCCTAAAAAAAGTCCTAGCTTTGTTTCTAGCTTTTTCAAGTTCCTGTTCAGCTTCTTCTAAATCAGTTATAATTACATCAGCGCCAATCTTTTTAGCTAGATTTTTTTCTGCCGATTCTGTCATATCTGCAATAGTAGAGGACAACAACATTTCTTCTTTTTCTATTTCCGGTTCTAAAAGGTCTCTAATTTTCCTTTGAAAATGTTCCCTTTGATATACTTTCATTTCAGCCATAATATTTCCTTTCTTGTTATGGTTTATTTCCCATTAACATGGGAATAATTAATTGTCAAGTTTTTAAATTTCCTAAAGTTAAATTTCCCCTAGAATTTTCGGTATCTAACACAAAACCAGAATAATCTTTTTTGGCTTTTCCTTTTGCTACTAATCCGGCAATCGTATTTTTAAGATCTAAAAATCTCAAATCGTGTAAATCAGCATTTATAACTTTATATCCTTTGTATTTTTTTGGAAGTGATTTTCTAAATACAGCCGATATATTTCCACCTTTTTTTAAAATATCAAATGCCTCTTTTTTATTATCTTCATTTAATGAATATGTAATATGATAATTACTAGGCAATTTCCCATTAACATAAGACAAAGCCCTTTTATAGATTTTTGAATAATCGTAAAAAGTAATATTTTTAAATTCTTCCATTAATCCTGTATTTTCCCATGATATATCAGAAGTACCATTTAAACGAATACAAGGTATTAAATTTCTATTTTCAGCTTTTGCTATAAATGATTTAATTTCTTTTCGTATTTGATCTAAAAATGTTTCTCTTTCTTGAATATACCACCTCGTTTTATTTATTCTTCCTTGCTTAACACTATTAAAAGAACCATGACCGGCTGTGTATAAGCACGCTTTTTTACAACCTTTTGAAGCTTGAGGACAAACATTAAATCCACTTTCAGTGCTAGGAGCAAGATAGAGAATAGCTGTTAAATATCCATATTTTTGGCCTTTTACAGTTTTGGCGTTATTATCAATATTTAATAACTTTTTAGATTTGATAAATTCTAATTTCTTCATTTTACTTCCTCGACTATTGTTTCAGTATCTTCATGGTTTTGCTCGTCAACTTGTAAATCTGCAATTTTATAAATAGCGTCTTGTTTTGATTCTGCAAAAACATTTTTGTAAATGTCTTGGGCTGCATAAGTTTGAATTACTGTGTATTTCTTCATAAATTATCCTTTCTATTATTCCCATATAATTAGGATAAAATAAAAGTCAAGTTATTTTTTTCTTTTTTCTATTGACTTATAAATTAATGGGATTATATAGGATATTGTGTTGTAAGGTAAGAAACTACCTTAAAGAATACAGTACGTTTATCTTTTTAATTAAAGATATTAATATTACAAAAAGTTAGTATGGGGTGTATTCAATTAAATGTCTAAACTTAACTTACAGCACATAAAGAAAGGATTAAAAATGAAAGTAAAAGATTTATTAGATTACATTAAAAAATATAATCATGGGGACGAAAAAAAATGTGTAATTTATTCTAATGAAAATAAATTAATGTCATACGATTTTTTAGGTATTTATGAAAATGAGGGACAAGTGGAAATTTATATTAGCGAAGGAGAAAGTTTAGAGATATGAAAGTAAAAGATTTATTAGACATTCAAGAAGTTTTAGAAAAAAGAAAAACGCCTTGCGATTTGCATGAAGAAGCTGATTTATTAAACCAACATTTTTCACAATCTAAAAATGAATATATGAATATTTTGGATATGGATTTAGTTCATTTAGTTAGATCATATTCTAAATGTTTGGATATGGGAAAAGTAAGCGATCAAAATTTAATAACCCAAAAATTAGATACAATAATTGATACTAGCTATGAATTAAGGGGGATAATAAAAAATGACTGAAGAATTATTTTGGAAGCGTGTTTCTAACTTATGGAAAATATATACTAGCATTACAGACGATCTAGTATATAGAGCCATGTGGGAGAAGAAATTAAAAGAATTAATGGAGAAAGGATTTGAAAAATGAACATATTCTTTTTAGATAAAACACCAAGTTTTGCAGCGCAATATTTGTGCGATAAGCATATTCCTAAAATGTTATTAGAAAGCTGTCAGATGTTATCTACTGCAATACAAAATTATACAGATAGAATAGAAGAATTATATAAACCATCTTATTCAAACCACCCTATGACAAAATGGGTAGGATTTAATCGTGATTGTTTTAGTTGGGCATTAGGTAATGCAGTATGGATTAATAATGAATATGAATATAGATTTAAGAAAAAACATAAATCATTTAGAATTATACAAAATATTTTAAAAAGTAATTATATAAATAATATACCTGAAGGAGATTTTACAGATCCACCTCAATGTATGCTAGATGAATATAAGGACAATAATTATGTAACTGCCTATCGTAATTATTATAAAGGCGAAAAAAAATATTTCGCTAAATGGGAAAAAGGCAGACAACAACCAGAATGGTGGTAGAAATGAAATATGAACAACAAGATAATAGAGTGTGTATGCACTATGTAACAGATAGAATAATGAATATTTTATCTGAACCAAAAAAAGAAATGGAAAAGGCGTTAAAGGAATTTCATGAGGAAATGGTCTATAACCTGGGAATTAACTCAATGCACAATCATTTTGGAGAAAAAGATGAGAAAAGATAAAAGAGATAGAAAGAAATATTATGCTGAATATTATCAGCGTAATAGAGAAGCTAAATTAGAGTATGAAAAACAAAGGCGTGAAACTTTAGGAAAAAAGGTATTGGCTGAATATCAAAAAAATTATTACATTAAAAATCATCACATGATGGCTTTTAAAAAAGCGTTGAGACGGTCTAGAAAACGACAGGCAACGCCCATTTGGTCAGATTTAGATAAAATAAAAGAAATTTATGCTAATTGTCCAGAAAATCTGACAGTTGATCATATTATTCCAATTACTTCTCCTTTAGTTTGTGGCTTACATGTGTCTTGGAATTTACAATACTTAACGAGATCAGAAAACTCAAAGAAAGGAAATAGAATAAATGACCAAAGATAATTTTTTAATGCCAGACTATTATAATACAAGCAAACCAAAGAAAGAGGATAAAATGGTTAAAAGAAAATGTTTTTACTGTAATAAAGAAAAAGAAATGGGAGTATTTGAGAGATATTGTAGTGTTGTTTGTAGAACAAATGGCACTAAAAATTATAATAGTACATATAAAGTGGGGTATTAGTGTGGTATTTAATAAAATGGATAGTAATTATAAATTTTATTTTTTGGTATGCTGTTCTAATTGAGAATATTCAGATTTACTCTCGTCTTCTATTTCTTTAATTTCAACCCCAATAGCTTCACCGTTAATAACATTATGATCTCGAATTTCTTTAAGTTTTGCCTCTAATTCTGGTCTTGTCATGTTATCAAGTGAAGCTGTTACAACTTCTTTTCTGTCAACATAAAATCCTGCTAATTGACCTCTACGATATTCAGCCTGGACAGCAGGACCTAATTGTCCGTTTGTTACTGCATGATCTCTTAATCTTGATAATTCTCTTGAATGTTTAACAAAATCTATTTTACTTGCTTCTGCATATTCTCGCTGCAAATTTTCAATTGCTTCTACAACTTTTGGAAAGTATTTGGGATTTCTTAAGTTACAAGATTGTGAAACAGCAGACTTTTCGGAATATCCGGCCTGTTTTGCACATTCTGTAGCTGTTAATCTACCATTTTCTTTGACAAATATTTCTACAAAGGCTCTTTGTTTAGGTGTAAGCGCACCATTTCTAATTTTAGGCATATTTTTACTTTAATACATTTTTTAACTTCTGTATAGATTATTTTAAACACTACTAATAATATAATATTATACTTTCATCCCAAAAATCTTATCTATTTTGATGGGATAATTTGATATAAGGTTACGTCTGGTTACGTCTAGGTTACGTGGTAAAAGTAACCATATTATTGTTATATTTCAATAGTTTATTGCTATGGTTACGTGGTTACGTCATATTTGAGAAAAAATAAAAATTATTTTTTATTTCAGTTTAAAATAATCTATACAAAGCTATTTTTGCCCATTGTCCGTGTTCCAAAATAATGTTATCAACAACTATGAAATATGTAACGGTTTGTAACGGTTGACATGAATAGAGCAGATATAGTTGATTTATATTGCGACGATGAACCCGATATACTTTTCGCGGAAGGCTATGATGAAGCAATTGCCGGAACAGTATGGGATGGAAAAAGAACAAGAGTAGTTTACGACACGGAACTAATACTAGAATTACTCATGGGACGTAGTGAGATGACCTATGAGGAAGCAGTCGAATATTTCGACTTTAATATTGCAGGATCGTACATGGGAGTATATACACCATTGTATTTAGAAACATAGGAGAAAGAAATGCTTAAATACCCAATGGTCCGTGTTACGTGGTACGACGCTAAAGACGGCTCAACCGGTTGGCACAGCGTAAGTGAAGTGCAAAAAGAACCCCTGGCCGTATGTCATTCAATGGGATGGCTCGTGTTCCATGATAAAACAAGAACGGTCATTATGGCAGACTACTCTAAATACGACGAAGAAAAAGACGGCGGGCGCCATATCGCCATACCAACAGGATGGGTAAAAACAATTACCTATTTAAAAGAAGACTATAAGGAGGTCACAAATGAACATGGATAGATTATTAGAATCAGTAAAAAAACACGAAGGGTATAGAAACAAAGTATACCTCGATACCCTGGGCAAGAGAACCGTGGGCGTCGGTCATTTATGCGTCGAAGACTTTTGGGAAGACGATAAGGAATACGAAGAAAAATTTTTGATGACCATATTAGAACACGATTTAGAATCAGCCATCAAAGGCGCGAAGGACCTAATGCAAGAACACGGCTGCAGCGACATTGACGAAGTGGCAGAAGAAATCATCATAGAAATGGTATTTCAATTAGGTAAGACCGGTGTATCAAAGTTCCGTAATATGTGGAAACATTTATCAGCACTGGAATATTCTGACGCGGCAAGCGAAATGCTTGATAGCCGTTGGGCCAAACAAACTCCAAACAGAGCACAAGATATGAGCGCTCAGATGGCCGCTCTTGGTTGATGACTTCTATAAGCATATGAAAAAGGAGCAAGAACTTCTTAACATAAGCCACAAGGAATCGGTCAGACAAAAGAGAGAGCGTAAGAAAAAGGAGAAGGAAAAAAAAGAACACGTCTGGCAATGGTGGTGGGGAACGGATTGGCTTGGTAAAAAATGCCAAAACATATATTTTGGTCCTAGACTAGATTGGATGAAACTTTTTAAGAGGAAGAAAAAGAAATGAAGATACTTATACTCACAGGATTAGTTGTTATTATTGTTTTATTAGCCTTTATAGCCGTCATGATTTATGCGATTGGTGATAGATTATCCCAAAAATAAAAGATGTTGATTTCCTATAGCGTTTGGGTGTATAGCTAGAAGCTTACCCCCAAAATAAATCAAAGGAGACAAATATGACGGTAGAGGAGTTACAAAGTGTTATTGTGTATTTACAAGACAAAATAGAAAAATTAGAAGCAAAAAAACTATGTGAATGTGCAGAAGAACCTCCTGAAGACCATACTAAGCCTACCGTGACATATAAAGCCACTCCAAAAGAAGTATTTGTAACAAATTATGATGAAGATGAGGAGTGTATATCTTGCTCGGCCTAGCTACCTCTTTCGACGTACCTTCAAACCGAGCCGTATACGTCTTCTGTTTCGCCTTTTACTTGATCCTATTTTGCGGCGTCCTTTGTGCTTCTTTCTTTTAAGATCCGCTCGGCTCATCTTTCTTTATTTTTTGCATTATATTTCCTATCCTGGTGCCACTGCTGGACACGTCCACGCCAATAATCTTTTTCTTTATGTGCTAATTGTTCCCAACGAGCCTTTTTAAAACCATGTTTATCAAATCTATACCTGAGATTTTTTGCTTGTTTATCGTACTTTGTCTCTTCAGACATCAACACCTTTCATGGGATTTTCCATCGTAAAATGCACATTAAATGCCATGGAGCGTCTTTCTCCATCACTTCGGAACGGATAGACTTGGTGTGTTAGCCAACTAGGAAAAATATAAAAGTCTCCTACTTCCGGTTTAACTAAAAAACTATGTCTCGCAAAGTGATTGGGTATAGAGCCAATAAATTCAAGACAGCCAGCCGTTGGGTGATGATCCTCTTTGCTATATTCTTCATCGAACTTAGGAGGAACCTTAAGAAAGCAAACACCCGATAAATTGGAGTCATGTATATGGATCGGGTTGAAATCACCTGCGAATTGGCTGACTGTCCAAACACGAAACGCGACTTTTGTACCTTCGGGGAGATAATCAGGTAACACACGTTTCGTATATTCTTGCGATATGGTTGCAAGAAACTCTGGTAAACCATTAATTGCCATGTGGTCTATACTTATTTCTTTTTTAACATTACCGGCGAGATTATGGCTCCAATCTCTTTCTTTACTTAACTTCTCATCATTTAATACTTTATCAGATTGTTGATTTAATCCATCTATATAAATTTGAGGTAGTTTAGTTTTTAAGATGCTTGGTCCAAAAGGTTGATATATATCAAATGCTATTTGTTCTTCAGCCATCAAAATTCTCCGGATTTTTAAATTCTTTTTCGTGTTGTTTCCACAATCTTCGTCCCTCTGCTAATGTCATTTCCCACTCATTAACATCAAAATTTTTAGTTGATCCATCCGTGTAATGTACACGAACACGATCAATTAAATTACCAGACAAAGCATTTTTTTCTTTAAAGTGAGTTACAGCACTAACTATTTTTCTTTTTTCCATCATTAACAGGGGGAACATTAGATGCATTAAATAATGATTTAACATCTTTCATTGCATCTTTAATTTCCACTTTTTTTATAATCACATTTTTTAGTTCTTCAATATGATCGGCGTGATCATGATCTTTACTTGTGATATACACCGGTGCATTTGTCAAAAGAACTTCTTTTGCTTCAAGCTCGGATAGCTCTCCGTTAAGTTTTTGTAAAACAGCACTATATAATGCTTCTTTAATTCGTCTTTCACTCAGATCTGACATGATTATCTTCTCCATTCTTTAATGTTGGTTTTTCTTCTTCTTCTTCTTCTTTGTCTATTAAGTAACGTATAAAAGATCCCATAGACATATACTTTTGTTCTGCCATGGGTTTTGCTTTTTTATATGCGTCTATCTTAATTGCGACAGATTTATATTTTTCAATATCGGTCATTTCTTTCTCCTATATGTAGTATGTTCATTCATACAATGCCCATACATATGGGATTTTATAAAAATGTCAAGGAAATATTAAGTTTTTTTATTATTTCTGTAATGTTCTGATATTTCGTGTGATCTAAAGATATGTGGGTATTTTCTAAATAAACCTAGCGTTACAAACAATAATTTATCAACATATTCTGGATCAACAGCATAATTTTTTAAAGTTTTAATAACTTCGTGAATATCAACGTTATCATCTAACACTTGTTTTAAACGAAGATCTCTATATTCTGCAAAAGCACTAGATGTATTAAGTAATTCAATATAATCAGAAACACTCTCACATTTATTACCATATACCTTTAAAATTATGTCACTGTTTAATGATTTTATGTGTGGTTCTGTTTTATCTGTTTGTATCATACCATAAAAATTATTTGCCTCTGTTGCAAATCTAGAACGTCCCCAATCAGATTCTAGTATTGCTTGTGCCACACTAATAGCAACGATAACTCTTTT